AGAAGGTACACTAACACTACAGGTAGGTACAACACCTGATGACTTGTTACTAACACCTACAGATGCAGGTATAGTTGCGGCTAATATGGATAATGTGGTTCTAGCAGCACAAAGTGTTGCAACTATACAAACAGTAGCAGACAACATATTAGATGTTAATACAAACGCTACAAATATAGTAGCGATTCAAAATGCAAGTGCAAACGCAGATACTGCAACAGCTAAAGCTCAAGAAGCTAGTGATAGTGCAAGTACGGCCTTAGAATTAAAAAATACAGTAGTAGAAAAAGAAGCATTAGTTAATCCTCATTATGGTGCTATAGATAGCATTGCAGCTGTTGAGGTATTAGAGGATATGAATATCTTAGCTAATACTCAAACACTAGCTGACATTGAAGCGGTAGCAGGTATTGCAGACCTTATTGAAGAAGGAGTTGGCTCTATTGGCAATACAACTTCTCAAGGTATGTTTCAACACAATAAAAGAATAGTATCAGACAAGACAATTACAGAAGATTATAATGCTATCAGTGCAGGACCTGTAACTGTAGATGAAGGTGTAACTGTAACTGTACCTGAAGGTTCTACATGGGTAATTTGTTAATGAGTAGTTTAACGCAGGATGTACTGACGGAGTTACTAGAATATAAAGATGGGGGATTATACTGGAAAGTTCGCCCTTATAAGAGTAGAGTAGAAGTAGGAGATAGAGCAGGAAGTGACCATCATTCAGGATACAGAATAATGAGCATTGGAGGTAATCAGTATTCTGAACATAGAATTATATACCTACACCAGACAGGGAACATAGATGATACTCTACAGATAGACCACATAGATGACAATAAATCTAATAATAGAATTGAGAATCTACGCTTAGTAACTGCTCAGGTGAATTGCAGAGATAGAGACAAACATGCGAAAGGGTATTCTTGGGACAAACACAACAAGACCTTTAATGCTAGAATCAAGAGGAACGGAAAGTTGAAGCATCTAGGTTGCTTTGAGACAGAAGAAGAAGCACGAGAGGCTTATGTTGATGCCTTAAAAGCTGAAGCAGTATAATGAGAAAGGAATAATATGAGTACAATTAAAGCAAACCAAGTATTAAACTTGGATGGAGATAGGATTGGTTCTGTAGTAGTAGATAGTATTGCTAATATGAAGAACTTAAATCCTGAAATAGAAGCTAATGCTACAGTAGAGCTATTAGGCTACTATAGTAAAAGTGATGGTGGTGGAGGTACTTTCTATTGGGATAGTACTTCTATTGAAGATGATAATGGCGGTACTATTATTGAAGCTACTGGTGTAGTAGATGGTAGATGGATTAGAAAATATAGCGGAGCTGTTAATGTAAAATGGTTTGGTGCTAAAGGTGATGGTGTTACTGATGATACTGCAGCTATACAGAAGGCGTTAGATTCTACATCTGAGGCAGTGTGGTTTTCTGATGGGGAGTACAGGATTACTGATACTGTATACGTTACCACATCTATACACAGTGATGGTAGCTATAAAAGTGGGTATAGGGCACTTATAGTTATGGATAGTGCTGCCCCTAAAGCAATTTTGGCTGGGGATACAAATGATTCTGATGCTTTGCGTAACATCGAAGGGGTTTCTATCTCTGGTAAAGATGACCAAAGTAAAATACATACAGCTATATATGGTAAAGGGTATAGACTAAAATTAACTGACATACGTATCAGGAACTGTGCGGTAGGTGTAGACATAGCAGGTGTATACATATGGAATACTAGGCTAGATATTTCAACTTGTATTATAGGATACTACCCATCAACCTTACATAGAGATGCACCTGACGTAGGGTCTACGATGTTTTCTTTTGAAGAATGTATCTTCAACTATAACAGTACTGGGTTTTACCAAAAGCATAGATATGGAGGAGGAGGAGGCAACTCTGAAGACTTACTAAATGTAACATTTAAAGGGTGTGGCTTTGAACATAATACAACTGGGTTATGGGCGGAAAATAGAATATGGAACTTAACGGTACAGAACTCTTGGTTTGAAGCTAATAGTGAATATGGATTAAAAATTGAAGCTACATCCACAGATGTTACTGAGATTAACAATAGACATGAGAGTAACTCCCCATATATGTTGAATAATAATTACTCAAAACTAGCTCATGGCTCTATAGACTCCTCTTCGTTTGGTGATTATCTACAAGTTAAAGGACCTATAAATAGTGATATACCTTCAACTATATCTTCTAATTATACAGATGCCTTACAAGGTATGGATATAGGAGCAATAATCAGATCAGGAAATGAAAACACCTTGTTAGCTATAGGCTATGGAGGATATAACGTGCTTGGTAAATCAGGCTTAGCATTTTTAAATGGTTATGGCGATTCAGGAGGTACTGGGCATACTATAGTATCTGATAGAAGTATTGAAGGTGGAGGTACAGCTGGTAGAGGTGCTCTAAGATTCTTTACTAACAGTAAAACCTCCACCTCAGAAGTGCTTAGATTAGGGTACAAAGGGCTTTACCCAGCTATAGATGCTAACTCTTCATTAGGGCGAGCTACAAATAGGTGGAGTGTAATCTTTTCTTCTACAGGCACTATAAATACTTCTGATGATAGAGAGAAAACATATAGAGATATCACAGAAGGTGAAACTTTAGTAGCTAAAGAGCTTAAAGGTCTCATGAAGTCTTTTAGATTTAATGACGCTATAGCTTCTAAAGGTGATGAAGCAAGAATTCACTTCGGTACATCTGCTCAAACAGTTAAAGCTACATTTGAGAAGTATGGATTAGTAGCAGAAGATTATGCACTGCTTTGTTATGATGAATGGGAAGCTGAATATGAACAAGTTGTAGATACTGAAGCTATACTAGATGAAGAAGGTAATGTTATTACAGAAGCTACTTATAAAGATGGCGAGTTGATTAAAGAAGCTGGTAATAGATATGGTATTCGATATACAGAATTATTATGTTTTATAATAGGAGCAATATAACATGAGTGAATTAATAATAGATAAGATTACTACCAGAGATGGTAGTAATGTGGGTGCAGTAGTAGTATCAGATATAGACGAACTACTATTGTTAAATACGAATAAAGAGATTAATACTACAGCTATTGTAAAAGATAGTAATAGAGGTGGTGTATTTAATTATGATGGTGCACAAAGTGGTGTTAATAATGGTGGTACTGTCTTTAATGGTTGGGTACGACAATATGATGGTGCAGTGAATGTTAAGTGGTTTGGAGCAGTTGGAGATGGTATTACAGATGACTATTCAGCACTAGTATCAGCCGTGGGTTCAGTTCCAGCAAGTACAGAAGCTAGTTTTATATTCCCAAATGGTACTTATTTAATATCTGAAACATTAGAGTTTGGAAACAGAGTTTTAGTGATTGATGGAGGAAATTCAACCATTAAACTTACTAGTAATAGTAATGGATATGTATTAAAATTTACCAATTCTGCGATAGTTAGTAATTTAAGAGTGACTCAAACTGCTGGATTAACATCGGATGGTATTTTTATTGCTGGTATTCGCCATAGATTTGACAACATCCAATCATTCAATGCAAAATTTACAAAAGTATTCCATTTGCAAAACTGTAAAGAGAGTCATTTTTCTAACATTAGAGTAGATGCAGATGCATCAGGTAAGACGGGTAGTGTGTTCTATATGGACTATTCTGTAAACAATACAATTTCTGATTCAATGATAGGTTATTGTGAGCATGGTTTTGAGTTCTCAACAGCTACTGAACCTACTTACGGATATAAGAGTGAGGGCTTTACAGCAACTAATGTTGTTACAGTATATTGTGATAGAGCCTTTGAAGCACTGAGTGTAACATCACTAGGAATTGTAAATTGTGTATTAGATTTCAATGAAAGCTATGGTGTTTTTTGTACTAACGGGGGACAGCTGTTCGTATCTGATAGTTGGATAGCTATGACTAATGGTTCTACGGGTGCTTGTATTGGTGGCCATGCTAACTTTACAGACGTGAAAGTACATAATAACTCATTAATAGGTGGTGGCTCATCTACTACAGCAAGGGCAATTTCAGCAGGAGGTACATATACTAGTTTCGTAGGGAACTATATACAAAACTTAAATTTTGGTATAGTTAATGACTCTAGTAGTTACTCTGCGCTCAATAAGCAGACTACAGGTACTACTAATGCAGGAAATGCAAAAGGTTTAGATTTTAATAATGGGGAACTATCGTTTGATGTTGCTAAGGTATCAAAGATAGATAGTACTGGGAATACTTTTGATTTAGGTAAGGCTAAACACTTTTCAAATAAGACGGTTGGTACTGGTTCTAACTTGGTTTATTCACAGCTAGGAGATGTACCTACTTTTGGGGAAGTGTATGTGTCAGAAGCAGGTACAAACAATTACCTTATATTGAAGTTCTATAAGCAAGGAAGTGCTTATTCTCCAAGAGTTACTACGGTAGCTAATCTAAATCTTACTTTTGCAGCAAGTAATGCTGGTGGAACTATAGCTATATCAGGATATACGGACATTGCTAATTGTACTTTTAGTACAGAATTTACAACTACAAGATAAGGATTATAACATGGAAATAAACAATAGTGAAGAATTTACAACAGATGAACTGATAGCGATTGAACGCAACATAATCAATAAAGAAGCTAGGCAATATTTATCTTTAACTGATTGGTATATTGTTAGACAAACAGAAACGGGAATAGAAGTGTCAGTAGAAATATTAGATAAAAGAGCAGAAGCAAGAGCTTCAATAGATGAATAACTTAAACTCAATACCAAAAGACAAACTACTCCATAGTTTCTATGGTTCTTGGATATACATACTATCTACACTAGTACTACCTACTACCTTTGCATTAGCATTGGTAATAGTTATAGCTATAGGTAAAGAAGTATATGATAAAGTATCAGGTAAAGGTACCCCAGAATTAATGGATATAGTATATACTATTGGTTTACCAGTAGCTATAGTACTAATAGATAAATATAAAGGAATAATAAATGATTAATATAGCATTCGTACTATTAAAAGAGATACTACTGTCAATGGTAGCTAAGGTTGCATTTAAAGCAGTAGCAGAGAGGTTTGCTACAAGACTTGTAGTGTATGGATTAAAGAAACTAGAAGGGTATTCAACTAATGAAGTAACTTCTGGATTAGTAAAAGATATATTAGCTTCACTAGAAGGTAAAGGATTAAAGGCACTATAATATGAATGGAGCACTAGAACAAAAAGTAGACAGTTTAGTAGAAGTAACTACTAAGCTTGTAGTAATGCAAGAACAAACTACAAAGAATATAGACAAGTTAGCACTAGAGATAAAAGATACTATGTGTGAGTCACATGAATGTGATGCTGTTAAGAGAGAGATTGCTTACTTAAAAGACAAGACATCTAAACTTGAAGGTAAGATTGAAACTATAGAAGGTGTTCCTAGTGCCGTAGCAAAGAGAGCATTAATGACAGCAGTAGCTGCTACAGTTATGTATTTTATGTATACAATAGGAATTAGTAAATAAGTTATGATAGTTTATGGTGAAGGTGGTATTTAATGTTTAAGTTTGGAACAGGAAGCATAAGAAATTTAAAAGATGTAACTCCAATAATGCAGGAGTTATGCGAAAGGGCTTTACGTGAATCGGATGTTGACTTTAGTATTATCTGTGGTTTCAGAAATAAGGAAGAACAGATGGAGCTATACAGCGAAGGACTATCTGAGCTAGATGGCACTATAAATATATCTGCTCACCAATTAGGATATGCTGTTGATATTCTTCCTTATGTTATAGACAATAATGGTTCTGTTTTGGACTGTTGGAATTACAATAATCCCAAGGTAAGAGTAGCATGGCTAGAAGTATACAGAGCATTTCTAAGAGAAGCTAGACTGATGTCCATTGACTTAGAACTTGGATTAACATACAATATAAATGAAGGATATGATTATCCACACATTGAGATAAAGGAATAACAATGGCTACATATACATGGAGTATCCCAGCAGGGAAAGAAATAATTGGATCTACTAAGATCATAGATACAGACAATCATATAGGTGATACTATAGATGACTTAGTTGATTTTGTAAATGGAGAAGGAAGTCACAACGGTCAAGGTTTATCTTATGACCTTGTTGATAGGGTAAGCTCTCAGACTATTAGTGGAGATAAGACCTTTACTGGGGGATTAACAGGAACACTTACAGGTGATGTTGTTGGTAATATTACAGGAGATCTTACAGGTAATGCAGATACTGCAGCAGTTCTTGAGACTAGCAGGACTATTGCAGGTGCAAGTTTTAATGGTGGATCTGATGTAGATATTAGCTTTAATGACTTATTAGACAAACCAGATTTATTTATTTCTGGTATGGTTATGTTGTGGTCTGGTAATTCTACAAATGTTCCTTCTGGGTGGTTGTTGTGTGATGGTAACAATGGAACTCCTAACTTAGTTGGTAAATTTGTAAAAGGTTCTACATTAAGTGGGGGAACTGGTGGTTCTGAAACAACTTCTAGCAATGGAAGTCACAATCACACGACTGGAGACCATACATTAACTATCAATGAAATGCCAAGTCATAAGCATGAACAAAAACACGGATACTATCAAAACAATGACTACTATGATAATTCATCTGCATATGGAAACAATGGTACATGGAATGCTATTGAAGACGCAGAATCATATACTGGTGGAGGAGCATCACATAATCACGGCGATACTTCAGCCTCAGTAAGCCATACACATACAATAGAGCCAGTTCACTACGAGCTATGTTATATAATGAGGGGATAATAAATGTCTATTCAGCAATTACTAACATTTGAAGGGGGATTATCTACAAAGATAAGTCCTCATTTAATTGGAAGAAACGAAGGTATTAAATGTGAGAATGTAAACCTTGAAACAGGAACATTATTACCACTAACTCAATGCTATGAAGAAACAACTAAGACAGGTAAATACTGTCATTACTTTAGCGGTAATATCATATCTAATACAGATGCTACAGATGAAAGATTCTATGTAGAATATGCAAATAGATTATATTGGTCTAATGCAGGATATGGTACTTATGGTCTTATGAGATATGATGGTACAGATGCAGGTATTGTTGCTGAAGCTCCTGCTTCTCCACAGAATATAACTGATATTACTATTGCAGAATGGAATGATACTGCTGATGACAATGGTCACTTAACTATGGGTGGTACTTACTATTATGCATTTACTTCTGTAGATTCTAATGGTACTGAATCAGCTCCTACATATCATCCAACATCTATTACTATTAATGTTTTAGCTAAAAGGTCAATTAAGATTAGTGTAGATTCTGATAATGTATTTGACAACATAATACCAACTGGTCATACTGTGAACATATATAGGACAGGTGGAGATAATCCTACTTATAACCTTATTGCTTCAGGACTGAGTCCAGCAGAGACTATCTGTAGTGCAGGAGAGTCTTGCTATAGAGATAATACTGCTGACATTGATATAACACGAATAGAACTAACAACTATTGATAATACACCACCTCCTGCTTCATTAGATATGCTAATTGAAAGCTTAGGTACATTCTGGGGAGCATCAGGTAAGTATGTTTATTTCAGTAAGGTTGGTAGACCAGAATTCTGGGGATCATTAGACTTTGTTGCTTTAGATTCTGAATGTACTGGACTAGGTAAGTTTGGTAATAATATTTATGCATTTACTGTTCGTGGAGTATACCAAATAGAAGGATACAGTAGAGATACTGTTACTGTTACTAAGCTTCCATTTAACCAAGGATGTGTACATAAAGATACTATTACTAACTTAGATGGTTATATGCTATGGGTATCAAAGAATGGTATATGTATGTATGATGGATCTAGTATTAATGTTATCACTAAACAATCTATTGCTTGGAATACATTTGCTACTGTAGGTAACTTAACATATGAAGACTTTAATGCTGAAGAGAAATGGACATCAGGTTTAGGATTTGAAATTACTTATTCTATCGGTTATAAAGATAGATACTATGGTGTATATTCTAATGGTTTATTTATTATTGACTTTGCTAATGGTTCAAATGTAACTACTATTGATATTCCAGATTCAAGATCATTGTTTATTAATTACGCTACAAATGTAGTTAATGTTGTTATTGAAGATGTCTCTAACTTTAAGGTTAATACTTTAGAAGGAACAGATAATCCTATGACTGCAACATGGAAGACAGGAGAGATATCTGATGAAGGTTCAAATGTTGATAAACACTATAGAGATGTAACAATAGATGGTACTCCTAATTCAATAGAGATATTTGTTGATGGTGAATCTAAAAAAGTATATACAAACAAGAATAGATTTAAATTACCTGCTGGATGCATAGGTAGCAATATACAGTTTGAGATAATCACTGATAGTGAGATTCGAGGACTTAAATATAATTACAGTCAACTAAAGGCATAATGTGAAAAGTAACCTAATCAAAGATAGAGCAACTAAAGATGCAGTAAGAGACCTTGAGAAGATAGCTGAGAGATTAAAGAAGATTCCTCAGTTACCTACAAATGCTACTACTGAACAAATAGTTAAAGTTCTAAATAAAATAACAGATAGTATAAAGAGGTAAGAATGGAAATAAGAAGATTTACATTAGATGACTATGAAGATGTTGTTGGTATGCATTACGACTTTATAAAGGAAGTATTCTCAGATAGAGTCATATCTCCTAAGTATTTCTTCTATAAAGAAGTAGGTAGTTGGATCAATGATTCTAAGAACATAATAGTAGCCTACAAGGGCAAAACCATTGTTGGGTATACATTGGCTTATGTAGATCAGTTTAACGGTCTTACCTCTCCTGTGTATAACGCAGAAATAGCATATATTAAACCAGAATACAGAAATAGTAAAGCAGCTTATCTTTTGTTTAAGAACACAAGTGATTATGCTAAGGAACAAAACATGACATTAATAACTAACGGTAGAATAGAGAATGGTACTGCTTCTATTATGAAGAAGCATTTTAATTTAAAAGAAAAGCTAATTAGCTTTGAAGGAGTAGAGAATGAGTAAAGGAAGTAGTAACTCACAAAGACAAGCAACAACAGAAGAGAAGGCACTATGGGATAGTCAAGCAGAACAGCTTGATAGTCTTAAAGTAATAGCTGAAGAGCAGCATGGCTTAGCTTTAGAAGATAGAGCTTATTACGAAGAAGTATTTAGAGATGCAGACTCATCTGAGGCACAAACAGCTATGGCTGATCTACAAGAAAGCTTAACAGGAACAAGACCTGCAGAAGGTTCTTTAACTACAGATACTTTATTAAGAGATGTGTTAGTTGGTTCAACTGGAGAGATGCAGAAAGCTACTGAAACTTTTGTAGCTAAACAACAAGAAGACTTTGATGCATTTGAAGGTGAGTTAACTGGATTATCTCAAACTTATGTAGATAGCATTAAATCTATTGGTACTGAGTATGCTGATCAATTAGCTCAAACTAAAGCAGAACTAGGTACAGCATCAGCAGATATCTTATCAAGAGAAACTGGAGCAGCACAAGCTGGTATTAGTGCAGCATATGCAGAAGCAAGAAAAGGTATTGAAGGTGACTTAGCAAGAAGAGGATTAGCTGGTACTGGTGTTGAAGCTAGTGCATTATTATCTGCTTATGGTTCTGAGGCTCAAGCTAAAGCTAGTGCAACTACACAAGCAAGATTATCTGCTATTGGTTTATCTGATCAACAAAGAATGCAAAAGCTTGGAATATCTGGACAAGAGTATCAATCAGGAATGAGTACTGCTGGTGGAGTATATCAACAACAAGCTGGTATTGCAGGACAAATGTATGGTGCTCAACAAGGTATATCTCAAACAGCTTACTCAATGGATTTAGCAAATACTCAACAAGGTATTAGTAACCTTCAAGTATTAAGTGCAGCAGGACAAGGTACATATGTTGGTTCTCAAAACTATTTAAGTCAAGCAGCTTCTAGTTATGGCCAAGGTGCTCAGATTGCAGGACAATCAGCAGCTCAAATGGGACAGATGAATGATGCATGGGCAATGAACCAACAAAAGATGCAACAACAAGCTGGAGCAGGATTAGGAAGTATGGCTATGGGTATAGCAGGTCTAGGTACTGGTGGAGGATCTACTCTACTTGGTGGATTCCTGAAGTCTGACATTAGATATAAGAATGATATTGTTTTAGTTGATACAGTTAAGGGAGTTAACTTCTATACATGGAAATGGAACAGTGTAGCTGAAGAGTATGGTGTTGATGGAGAAGAAGAGTATGGAGTATTAGCTCAAGAACTAATGGGTATATATCCTGAGTTTGTTATTACTGATGAGAATGGATATTATAAAGTTGACTATGCTGGTCTATACAGTGAAATAGGAGAGTAATATGAGTTTAGCATTTATGAGTGGTCTATATACTGGACTAGGTAAAGGACTAGAAGAATTCAATAAAAATGAACAAGCTAGAGCCAAGACAGTAGCAGCCAATACAAAGGCTACAAACCAACAAAAGAAAGACAATGATGCAAAGGAAGTGAAGTGGGGAACTGATACTGCTAAAGCTTTCCAGAATATAGAAGATGATATTGCTAAGATTAAAGGATCTGATTCTAAGTTATCACTAGAAGAAAGAAAGAATCAAGTTAATCAACTTCAAAAGCGTAAGAGAGATATGGTTAGTCAGATTGGTTCTAATGCTGCAAAGCTTGGTTATAAGATTCCAGAAGCTCTAACTACTGCTGACTATTCAAACTATACTGAAATTGATGGTAAGTGGACAAATGATGATCAGTTAGCTCAAGTAAAAGATAATCCTAATCTTACAATAAAAGATGGTAAAGTATTTCAAAAGACTGGTGGAGAAATATTTAGTATAGATGATGCTACTGGTAAAGAAGATGTTACATCTCCTGTTGAATATTCTGAGACAGGAATGGAGTTCCAAAGTATGGAAGATGTATTTGCTACAAAAGACATTAAAGACAGCATTGTTCTTGGAACAGAAGAAAAAGCTACAAGATGGTTTGACACTGAATATGCTAGACTAAAGGAATCAAACCCTAAAGAATTTAAAAAGAAAAGAGCAGACTTTATTGAGAAGACAGCCACTAGGTCTACTGCTGGTAAAGGTGCAGTAAAAGAAGATATGGACACAGATCAAGCAGAAGCTGCTATCACTGAAGGAATTAATTTAATTGCTGGAACTGATAAAAACAAAGTTAACAAACTAAAAGCAACTCAAAGAAAAATCTTGAGAAATGTATCAACTAAAGATGAAGCAAGTCTAACAAAGACAAGAGATGAGCTAAGAGCTGAAGCTGTTACTATTGAATCTCTTGACGACATCAACACTCTTGTTAAAGAGAAGATAGATAGCAAAACATATAAAAGAGGACTTATAGACAATGTAATACATGGTGCTAAAGCTCTTACTGGACTAACAGATGAAGATAAAGATATCATAGGAACTATTGATGTTAACACTAGGGTTGGCTTTATTAAAGCAATGTTTGTAAAAGCTATCTCTGGAGCAACTGTATCAGACACGGAGAGAGCTGAATATATGAAAATGTTTTATGGAGGTAATTGGTCAGACGAAACAACAGCTAAGGCTACTCTAAAAGCAATGACAGACACAATGAAGGGGTATCATATAAAAAAAGCTAAGAAGACTAGAGATACTCTTCCTCATGAATATAACAATTCATTAAAATATAAGAAACAAAAGAGCTACTCTAGTAGCTTTAGATAGACAAAGAAATAAGGATAAGCAATATGGGATTTATAAATATACCAGAAGGAACTAGCGAAATCAGAATGAAGGACGGAACTTGGATGTCTGTTCCTGAAGGAGCTACAGAGGTTAACGAAGATGACCTATGGTCTGAAGAAGCTGAGACTATTGAAGCTACTGAGACTAAAGCTGACATTATTGAAGAACAAACAGTAGATGCTCAAACACATCTTGATGCTTCTATTGCAAGGATTGAGAAACTTAGAACTCAACATCCAGACAATACTGAGTATTATGATATTGCTATTATTAAAGCAAAAGAAGACTATCAAGCAAAAAAAGATAAAGCAGTAAAGGATGAAATAGAAAGAGAGAGAAATAAAAAAACTCTTAAAGAAATGAAGGAAGCTCCTTCTCCTATAGATAGAACCTTAGAAGCTGGAGAAGGAATGGGTAGAGGAGCAGGAAGAATGCTTCTAGGTCTAGGTAAGGTAGGGCAAGATATTGCATCTTCTTTATCAGACGAAGAATACTCTCAGTTCGATACTTGGATTGCCGAAAATGAGAAAGCCATAAAAGATAAAAAACTAGAGGGTTCTGCTCTTGTAGGAGAAGTATTAGCCAACATCTTACCAGTGGCAAGACTAAAAGCAATTAGTACTATTGCTGGTGGAGAATTTATTATGGCTTCTTTATCTGAGCTAGGAAAAGGTAAAGACTATAAAGAAGCAGGAAAGACTGGAGCTATTGCTGGTGTTACAGCTGGAGTTTCTGGAGCTATTATAAATAGACTTTTCCCTAATGTTCCTATTGATGAAATAGATACTGCATTTAAGAAAAGTATATCAAAGCTAGATATTGATGACCAAAAGAAAATCAATAGCATATTAGACCACTTGGATGAACAGGGAATAACTAAGATGGATACTGAAGCTAGGGATAATATTCTAAGTAGTGTATTCAGTGGGAAAAAATCTTCTACTGAAGTGAGTGCAGATGTTGTTAGAAGACTTAAGGCTCAAGCAAAAGTAGCCAAGCAGAAAGTAACTAATGCATACAGTGAAGCAAAGGAAGTAGCTTCTAGCATTGAAGTTGATACTCCTGTTAAGTTTGAATATAGACCAAGAGGAAAAGATGAAGTAAAGACTGTTAAGAATATTAAAGCCTTCTTGAGTCCTAAGTACAACAAGACTGTAGCTGACCTAGAAGATACTTTGTCTTCTTTAAAGGCTAACCAAAGAGCAGCTATAGGTTCAGACAAAAAGATATATGGAGAAGCTATTAAGTCTGTTCAGGACAAACAGGATGCTTTAGGAGGAGTTGGAATATATAAGAAAGCCAGAAAGCTATCTAAAGACTTCAATACTGAATATACTGGGGTTATCAAAGAAGGAGAAGAAGCTACTGCTGGAGCTACTGTATCTAAAGTATTAGAAAAGAAATATACTGAAGAAGCAGGAGAAATGTTAGTAGATAGAAAGATTAACTTAAATCAGATAGGAGCTGCTGCTAAGAAAATGAAACCTAGTCAGAAACAACAAATAGTACAAGATATTCTAATTAAAGACCTAGCTGAAGATGCAATTAACTCTCCAGAAAGAGTAAGGAAAGTATTATCTAATTATGCGACTATGGATAAAAAAGGATTAGTAAAACTACTAGGGAAATCAGAAGCTAAGAAGTTAGATATTCAAATGAACTCCTTAAATGAAATAGAATTGGCAATTAAGGGAGCTAAGGGTCATGAGTTAAGTGTGACTGATGATGTATTGGCACTAGCTGCTGCTGGAGCTACTGTTAAGTTATCACCTTACTTAGCAGCAAGAACATCTATGTATGCTACAAAGAATATTATTAGCAAGATAACAAAGAGTGGAGGAAGAGCTAAATTAATAGCAAGAATAAATAAAGTAGAAGACAGAAGGTTGAGAGCAACTCTTATGAGATCTTTTGGATTGGCTATGAGTTCTATAAACACAAATGAAGAGTAGGGTAACCTACTCCTCTATCTATTTACTTCTAAGGTAAGCCTTAGCATTACTTTCAGTATAAAAGACCTTTTCTATATACCACCCCTCTACTAAACCCTCCTTTATCATAACTAGATATTGTCCAGAATCATTCTTTACTATCTTTCTGACATAGTCTTTCTTTTTAGACATTGTAGTTAGCCTTATAAGTATCTACTTGATCTTTTTGCTTTTGCCACTTACCATTAGCTCCATTCTTATCCCAATCTTCTTTCTGTTTAGGACATTGATTTCTTGAACTAATTTCTTTAACTACTTCATTCATAACACCATCAACATCATAACCCATCAGTTCTAATTCATTAACAGACAGTACAATAATATCTGCTAAAGCATCTATTATCTCATGTTCATCTTTATTAATCTCAGCTTCATGTAATTCAGTTACTTCTTCATGTATCATCATAACAATATTACCAGATGGTTCAGTAATGTTTCTATCACTTCTCCACTTAGCTAATCCTTTTTGCCAATAACTAATCATCCTGCTTCCTTTATCTTCATTGCATCATCTATTGTTGCACACTTAATTTCTCTTCCATCTTCAAAGATAACAACATATTCATTGCCATCTTCTCTTGGATGTAGTCCTTTAATTACTGCTTTCATTGTATTCCTTTTCTAACAAGTATCTACATATATGTATAATCTTTTCTAAGTCTAGTTTACCTTGACCTTCTTTTGTTCTAAGAACCCTCTTAACAATATCTGCTCTCCATGGATCTAACTTATACTCAGCCCATATATGCCATGGTTGTATATTCTTCTCAGCATAATTACTTTCACCAATATTATAAGATTGAACATTATTACTTGCTTTCTCTTTCATCTTTTCCACAGCATCAATATGATTTCCCATTACTCTTCCTTTTCTATGATCATCTTATCATACCACTTAATCCATTCTCCTGCTCTTCTATTAACATTGTCAAAATACTTACCCATAATATTAGCATTTAAACAATCAGCACTGAATAGAACTTCATTATCAAATAATACTTTAGCTTCTGAATAAGATAAATGATTCTTACTGTCAGCAAACATTAGTATCTCTTTTGATATAGGTATCATGTTTCTACTAGCATCTGTTGACCCTGTATATAGTCTCCAATTAGACTCAATCATAGATACTCTTTTTCTCTTGTATCCTTTAAGTGGTGGCATAGTCTTCTTTCTATAAAGACTCTTCTTTCCATAGTAACTATATAATTTACCTTCACCATCTTCAAATATTATCTTATAGATAAACCCATAATGATTTATAGGTTCATTAGGATTAAAGACTTCACTTTTATAATACCAATCCATTAGAATAGCACTCCTTGTGTATTACCTAAACAAGATAAATCTTTACCTTGTAGGTACTTAATTAAATACTCTTTATCCCAATGGCTAGCCAAAAGGATTTTAGTATCTTTATCGTATGCATTATGCACCCTGCTTGCTCTACCTTCCTGATTCTTCTTTACGAGATATATAACTCTACCACCAGCCACAAAGGAGTTAGCCTTTGTAGCCGTTTTAATTTCAGGTTGATATTTAAAGCAATCTTCTTTATTTCTCATAGATTAAAAAGGAATGTCTTCATCATTAATGTCTATAGTTGTCTCATCATCTTCAAACTCTGGAGCTTCTAATTTAACTCTCTTAATACCCTTGTCACTTAGTAAGAACTCTTTATCTTTAGCTAACTGAATAGAATCTTCTTTCTTAATAATCTCAATAGGAGTCTTACCTAAAGCAGAATATACTGAGAACAATACTTTCTTGTATCTAGGATTACCTTCATCATCAGTCTTAATTGAAGTCTTATCAGTTTCACCATCTTCATAGTTATACTCTTCTTCACATCTAACACCGTATTGAATTTCTTTACCAACTAAATCAGTTAGCATACCAACAGTTAATTTAACTGCCTTACCGTACTCTTTAAACTCAATATCTTGCTCTTCAATCTTAATGTCTTCTAGCTCTTGACCTTTACCTGTAGCACAGAATACTATTTGCTTTAACATCTTATAATCTTGTAAGCTTTGAGTTTTACCCTTATAAGTATAAGTAGTTACTTTCTTTCCATTCTTATTTGATACTGGATATAGTCTAAAGTTAATTAAGTTATCACCAGTTAAATGTAAATCAAACTGTACTCCACCCTTCTTAGTTGCAGTAACATATGCTCTTTCAATAGTTGATTTATAAATACCATTAGTAGTTACAAAACCACCACCACTCTTATTCTCTAGTTCTTCATTCTTTAATTCTTCACTTACTTCTTGTATATCACTAAATAGATTTGCTAAACTCATTTTATAATCCTTTGCTTTGTCTTTTATTGTATCTTTCTATTGATACACACTTTGAATACTTGCCATTAATTTCTTCTTTCCAATAGTTTCCTATTCTCATTCTCTTTGGTGTTTTGTCATCTGCACTAATTAGCGTGATTCCTGCATATAGATTTACTGCTTCTTGCATTGTTTATCCTTTTACCTGATGACCTATACGGTCTTTAATTGTTCTACCCTACACATTGTATTCCTAAGAATAGTTTTGCATTATTTGGGCACTCCGTGTTCTTTTAATTCATATATATAAATATTGGTCTTACATCTTTCTCTTCGCCATAAAATCTTCTCTATAGATAGTGATTGATACCAGATATACAAATGCCAATCATTATCTATGCTCCATCAGTATCATCTTCCCCAGCTATACCTAATAGATTAACTCTATGGTAACGAACACAATACGATTGAATTGTAGCTACACTCTGGACGAATTGTTGTTTCTTATTCTCATTAACAGGAACATCAAATACACTAGATATATATGAGCCATCTTTATGAGATACTATCATCTCTACCCTAGCTATCACTTGGTCTTCTACTATATAAGTAGATGGGAAATTCATAACAGCTAATCCATTATCAGCCAAAGGCTTTCTAGTCATATCAATTACTTGTCCTAGAGTTATATATTTATAATTAAAAGCTTCTTTCCCTTTATTAAGATTCTTCATTTGACCACTAGCTTTAGCTATCGCATCAAACAACTCAGCTACCTTGTCTCCACCTATCTCTACTGTTGGTGCTACTATATTTATCTTGTTAGTTATTGGCTTAGCTACTGCTGGCTTAACTGCTTTAACTATCTCATACATAGTAGCCATATCAGTTTTAGCTACTTCCTTGCCTTCTACACTATAAGTAGTTTCATTAATCTTAGTAGCTTCTACAACTACTCCTGTTTGTTTGTTTTTAACTTTCATTTTCTTTACCCCTTAAAAATTGCTCTCTTTGCTTAAATGCTCCGTTATCCCATGCTAACATAGTCATTCTGTATACAAACTCTTCCATATCCTCTTCTTTTTTTGGCTTCATTCCTGAACCCTCATTATCCCACCATATTTTAAAATCATTCATAATAACCTCGTATGCAGTCATCTATATCTCCTTAATTATGTAGTATTCATATTTTTTTAAATATTTTAATATATGCTTTTTGTCATTCTTTGTACACTTGAAGCTATAATGCCCACTTCTACTAAAGGGGAAAGTTTCTCCGTGATACTTATATTTAATATTCAAGTCATCAAAAGCTTTTTTAAGATTATCACTAGACTTACACATTAAATCTACATCTATATTAACTTTCATTCTATCTCCTAGTCATAAAGGAGACGGAGCAAATCTTCTTGCTCATCATTTAGTTTCTCAGCTTCAATCTCTTCAGCTTGATCTACTTCCTTTAATATCTCTTCAGTCTTTTCATCTTGTTTAGTAACACTATAATAAACTACTCCTTTTCGAGATACTTCTTTCCATAGATAATTCTTTTCACTACTAAGCTCTTTAGTTAGTTTAATAACTTCTTCTATCTTCTTTGTCCACCCACTAGGAATAAACGGATAAGACAAAAAGTGCTGATTGGTGCAAGGATTACTTTCTTCTAGCATTCTTTCCAGCAGTCTATGATGTAAGGGCTTTAGTTTAGTAATCTCTGTTAATACCCTACTAGATTCATCTATTATCTCTTTTGCTTGTTGCATATGCTCTATCTCTACTTTGTCTTTCTCTTCAAAGAAGGCATAAATAGAAGCCAACTTAACAAGTTTAAATACTCTATTAAGCATATCAGACTGTACTGCTTCTGCCAATCCCTTATTAGTCTTAACAAAGTTCTCACCTTCACATTGCACCTGAGCATAGAACAACATAGCTTCATCTGTTAAAGTCAACACACTATTCATCTTCTTTGCAGATATAAGATTTCTTATTCTTTCCCTGTCTGGAAGTCTATCTTTCTTTATCTGTTCAGTAGCTCTCATCTCTTTTACTACATCTGCTGGAGATCTCTCTTCTACTTCTACTGTTTTATCGTCTGAAAACACAAACCTTCTTCCATATCCAGTCTTTAATAAATTCTGAAAAGCAAACTCAATATTGTCTCCATTGATTAGCTTTGACTTGTCTCCATAAGCATATAGGTTTACTGGTATTCCATCTATGTCTAATGGATTATTATCTGACCTCTTTAGTTGTGCTGGAAAATCTCCATTATTATAACACTCCAGCAATATATCAAACAAATCAGCTTTGCCCACTACTGCATCAGCTACTTCATCTACAGATAAGTTAACATTTCCCACTCCTACAAGATATGCTGTTTCACTAGCACTATACAGTCCAGACAAAGTAGCATTAGAAGCTTTAGGAGTCCAAGCTTGCAAAGCTCTCTCTATTCCGTCATTTTCTAGTTTCTGTATAGCTTTCTTCTTAAACTTAGGATATACCTCTTTTTTCATGTAATCAAAAGCCAAAGAGAAGTACATATTGTCTAGCAAGTTAACACCAATACTTTTACCACTCCCACTAGGGCTAAAGCTCAAACCATAGAAATTTGATACTGCTGTACCAAAACCTGCTTCTGTGTCTACACACACTCTCATCTGTCCTGCAATGCTTGCCATCTTAAAGTGGACAGCACTACAAGCCAATCCTAGTCCCATTGATAGTTTAGCTTTCTGTAAGTCTTTTACCATTTTTTGAACCAATGGATTTAATTTTCGTATGTCCATACAAATCCTCCTGCTGTATATTGTTTTTTGTTGATGTTTACACAACTAGCTATGTTCCCAACAGTTATGCCAGTCACTCTACTTGCTTCATTGATTGAGATATAAGTACCAACATTCGTTCCATCTTTAGTCACTTGTCTTACAGCTCTATGTGGTCTTCCTGAGCTTATATCTCCTCTTATGCAATCATAGTGCCCTTTTCTTCTGTTATCTTGGAAAGTCATCAGCTGTATGTTGTCAAGAGTGTATCCTTTGTGATTATTAATTCTGTCTACACTTGGTTTCATATTTTTGGTATGTCCTGTATTTTCCCAGTATTCAAACAGTATATGAAATATATCTTGATTCATAATCCACCAACCAAACTCTTCTTTTGTATAGGCTGGCATATCAAAGCCTCTTGATTTACACTTAGACCTCTGATGACTATAAAGCTTAGTTATCACACCTTTCTTTGTTTTGTCATATTTGTTCATCTATCTTTCCTTGTACCATGGTAGCACCATCCATTATGCTTTGATAATGATCTTCATCTCCTTTAATCTCTATCTTCACAGTAAAGACCTCTCCATTATGTTTATATCCTAGCCCAACATACCTTCTCATAACGGATCTATCAAACCACACTTCAACTTGTGGACTTAAATATCTTTCTATCATGGCATGTCTTATTGCTTGATAATCTACCTCTTCTCTTTTTGATGTTGACATCTTTTCTCCCTTTATATGAATTGTTGTACATACTTTAAAGACTCTCTAAAAGTCATACCTTCTAACTCCATAAGTACATGAAAGATATCACCACTTATTTCTTTAGAACCATAGTCACATATATATCCTGATTCATATATCTTAGCACTACTTGTATTCTCTTCGGGTCTCAACTTGCACTTACCATTGACAAACTCTATGCCAATAGATTCTAATACATCTTGTATCATCTCAGTAGTTAGTTGTTTTTTAATATCTTCTAAGCTACTACTACCATAACTATTAATTAAATCTTTATCTATAACTATCTTTTCAACATACTCAGATTCTAGTTGTTTCTTAGCCAATTCTTTAGCTTTAAAGCAATCTAATAGTTTACCTTCGTTCTTTAAAACAATACAATCACTTGTTCCTAGAAATGAAGCAGTCTTAGTTAAAGTCTGTTCATCATTGAATGGAAACATTAGTTCTAACATTCTAAAGTAAACATCATGTTCTCTTGGAATATTAATAGCTGGTATTAATACTCTAAACCTATCAGAAACAATACCTTTCTTTTCAAGCTGATGTGATTTAGTTGTAGCAATGATATATTTATATTTACTAAACAAAGATTGAAAATCTACTATAGACATACCATCATCGATATCAATAATGATACAGTTCTGATTAGATCTATCAAAGTTCTTACTAGACTTGATTCCTTTGTCCCACGCATAGCATGAATATTGTATTTTACTACTAGACATAGGTTTATGTATGTCTTCCCAAGTAACTGCCTTAGATCTCCAACCCTTTAGTGTAAGATGATATGCATCTGTAACTTTTCCTTTTAACTTTATAAAGCTTATATTAATCATCTCTAATACCTTTAAATATATGTGCTATCACATCTACTGTCCAGCCGTTACCTAACATTTTGTATCTTTGTGAATTAGAAACTCCCTCAGTATAATTATCAGGAACAGTTTGTAGTCTTTCACATTCTAATGGTGTCAGCTTTCTATATGTCGGATGTTCATATCTCATAAATCCGTTAGAAGTCTGTAGACAGTTAGATTTATCTTTCATGTTTCTGCCACGTCTTGTTTTTGAATTTGGAACACTGTAATCAAAACAATCACCATCTTGTATCTCTGTATAGCCTTTCTTTGTGGCTTCTTTAACCTGGAGAATATATGTCGCACTATTTCCCGCCCTTAGGCATGGTGTCTTTCTTAGTCCTACTTTGTTGTCTTGAAAGCCACTGGTGGTCTTCATAGTAAAGAAGTCTTTGTTTGATTTTATAATCTCATTGTGATCTCTTTCTATATTCTTAAGAACAGATGGTTTAACTTTATACTTAGAGGTGTCTATATCTGTTTCTAGGACATCTCTAAGTAAAATCCCTTTATCTTGTGGCTGCTCAAGTCCAGGTATGTTAGTCCAATAAAATCTCACTCTATTCTGAGCCGACATTAAAGAACTATTAATCATAATTGGCTCAACACCCATAGCCTCATTAAACATAGGTAGCCATTTTTTAGTTACTCTCACATTTTCTAAAAAGAAATACTTAGGCTGTATAGCCTTCCATACTCTTACATATTCCCAAAACAAATAAGACTGACCATCAAATTCGAAACCTTCCTCTTTTAGCATTAAGTATTGTTCGAGAGTAGTTACATCTTTTCCACACTTTGTAGCACTCCCTTTTAGACTCCCGCTTACACTGAATCCTTGACATGGTGAACCACCAATAATCATATCAATATCTAGTGTTTTTAGATAATCTGCATCTAAGTTAATAACACTACCTAATCTTTTGTCAGCATCTTGTGGATAATTCTTATCTGCCACTTGAATAGCATATTTATCTATCTCGCTGCTATAATAATTATCTACTTTAATTCCTGCTCTTTTTAAAGCAATCCTACCACAACTCATTCCATCAAATAAACTTAAAATGTTCATTATATCTCCTTAAATGTAAAATTTTTAGACTTAAATAACTTGTCAGCTAATCTAACAGTATCTAACATCTCTTCAGGTATCAACTCTCTCATTAACTCACCATACTCTTCAACTGTTAAATCTTTTTCCTTCAGGATAGTATCTTTACTAGATACAATAGCCTTCATTGTCTTCTTACAAATCTTGACATTCATTGATTCTATCTTTAGCTATATCAAAATGCCCATCATCCATTTCTGTACCTATAAATTCATGTGAGTATGTGAGTCTGTCCGCATCTCTCAGTATGGTCTTTTCAGTTTTTCCAAATCCTTTAGATATTCTAGCTTCTCCATTTTTCTTTAAATAACTTTTCCTTTTTTTCATATTTGTACTTGTTGGTCTCCAGTTATCACTATTATTTCTATATTCCCCCATAGATGGATGTGAAGTTTTTGAAAAATATCTAAGTCCTCTATTTGTATATTCGTTGGCTATTGTATTGCTTAGGGCTTTTCCTATTCCTAACCCTTGAAACTCAGGTAGAACAACAAGCCTACTTTCTCTCCAGTATGTTCTTATGTCTCTACCACATCCGTGAATTATTGACAAAAAACCAACTTTCATATTTTCTATATATGCAGTGTAGCAATGAACTGACTTGCTCATATTGGTGTCTAAATAGTGATGTTTTTTGAAATAAATCCAATCTTCGTGGGAACTAGCAACGATTTCAATATTAATTTCTGGTCTCCTAAGTGAATCCTTTTGAATAAATTTTTGCATATCAGTATCGTATATAAAATCAGGTTGTAACCATTCGATTATATCACTATGGCAACTAGCAATAAACAGATTAGTAATGTCTCCTTTATCAAAACCCTTTCTTAATGCTACTGATAGAGATTTAGCAGTATTTCTATCTACAACACTCGTAAACTCATCAATACAGTTAATTCCTTTATCAAGAGATAGTGCGACTTCGGCTCTATGTTTTTCTCCATTTGAAACTTTGTCTATATTTTTAAACCAAGTAGGTACACTTCTTAAACCAGCGGAAAGTAAAAACTTTTCAGCATTTTCATAGTTAGAGAAGTTATCAATAATGCTTATATTCGAATCAAAATTAATTTCTTTATCTAGCCCACATTCTTTTAGTATCGTACTTTTTCCACTCCCACTAGTTCCGACTATAAGAATAATTCCATGCTTTTCTTTAAAGTCAGGAATATTTATTTCAGGTTGCTCGTAATCTTTAATATCGTATTTTTCTATTATACTATTGTTCATTTTTTTCCTTTTAAAAATCTACTGGTTCTGAGTTATCAAAATCAAAATCTGCTGTACTGTCTATGTATAGGATTTTTATTCTTTCGCCCCACTTCTCGTAGTTTTCTTCTTTTATGGGAAACTCAAAGTATTTCTTACTTCCTCTAAAGTTTGCTCTAATAAAGAGTTTTCCAACAGAATATTCTACACCTATACTTACAGTATCAATTAAAGCACTTGCTTCAATACCTTCTTGTTTAGGAGTAGTTTTAATTCCTCCACTAAGATTAAGTCCTCTTTCATATATAAAGCTACTAATCTTCTCAATCATTTTATCCATTGCTACTAAACAGTCTTCATTCTTTAATACTATTCTACTCACGATAACTCCTCTATTAGTTTTAACTCTTCTTCTGTTGGTTGATATTCTTCTTTCATTGCTGTTGGCTCTACAATTTGACCATAAGCAATTCCTACAGTTGTTCTGACATCATACAAATCATTACTGATTGTAGTGGCTGTTCCTACTGGTAGTTCCTCAGGATAAGTGAATGGTTTATTGTTAGTCTTTCTGTCTTTACTTCTAAAGAACACTTTGACTACCTCGACAGATTGTGTTGGATACCTTTCACTAATGACTTTTGACACATCTCTATAGGTATATCCTGTTGGAATATTACCTCCATCACTTGCTTCACATAAAGAGATAAAACTATTTAGTGTTGCCTTCTTTTTCTCTGTGCTTTCGTTGTTCATCTTTAATTAACCTTCTTACTTCATAACTCATAGAGCTTGAATTTATTTCAGCTAAACTTCTAAGATATTCTTTTGAATCTTCATCAAGAGTGATTAACATACCCTTCTTGTTTGTTGTCTTCATTTTCTTCCTTTTTGTTTAGTTGTTCAGAACTATATCCGTTCTCGCCTTATATGTAACTTATATAGAAACAATATGTTCTTTCCTTGAGTCAACATTGAGTCAACATTGAGTCAAGCTTGAGTGTTGCTATTGATATTGGTATTGTTTTTGCTATTGCTTTATTTAAAGATTTTGGAAACTAAAAAGATACATCACTGTCATCTATTGTGATAGTATCAATCATGTCACTTATGTCTTGAACTGTTGTCATAGTTAATGTACCATTGTATTGATGCATATCAACTAATCTCATATTCATTAACATATCTTCAGGTGTTGAGAATAGATTTACATAATCAGTAAATGTATTAGTCCCACTAGTCAAATCAGCTACAAACTTCCCAGCCTTAACCTTACCCATACCTTTGACTCCTTTGATGTTATCTGTTGAGTCTCCCTCTATAGATTGGATTAATCTATTAGTGTTAATTTCTACACTATCTAAACCTTTACTCCATTCCCACTTCTTGAAGTTAAAACATTGAGTAGGTGTTTGATGAATAATATCTTTGTCCATAGCAGATATTAAATAACCTTGATTAGCATACATGATAACTAGATCATCTGCTTCTACTATTACATTGACATCACACATAGTTTTAATTCTTTTGTACACTAATGTCTTTAGTTCTCTAACTCTTTCTTTTAGTAACAATCCTGCTTCATCAGTTTGTTTCTTTCTACTATCTTTATACTCAGGATATATGTCATATCTAAAGTTAGTCTTAGCAGTAAAGCATAAAACAATCTCATCTACATTTGATGCTTTAGTATAACATTCTCTTTCGATAGATTTAACTCTACCACTAAAATCAAAGTAAGCTAATTCTAAATCCCATTTATCTCTATATTTATAACAACTAAGAAAAAGAATTGAGTCAGGCGTCGATTGCTAAATTAATATTATCTTCTCTGTCTTCAGTATTCTCAAGTAATTTCGTTAAACTCATTTTGCAACCCCTCCTTGTGTTAAATTTTGAATTTCCATTTAAAACCTCCTACTGATTTTGATTTTCCTCTAAGAGTATTTGATATACTCTTATAACTAATTCCTGTTCCCTTAAACTCATGGTTATCCTTTTATTAGACTACCAGCATACATATCTACTGCTAGATCTATGATACTTGATTGTGTTCTTCCTGTATCTTCTTGTATCCCCTTAAGTGTTTCCACTGTGTGTAATCTTAATTTAAAAGATAATTGTTTTTTATCTTCACCTTTAGGTCTTCCTATCTTCTTGTTTTCTTTACTCACGTATAGCTCCTTATAGCTCTTTTTATGTTTAGGCATACAATGTTTTGCCTAGTAATAGTTTTGCTCTATTTACCTAGTTGCTTAGTTCAAGGATAGCTAACATACTATCTGCATCTATATCTAAATACTGATTGTAGTTAATATCTTCACTATTAGGTTTAATTTTTGCTAATTCATTAGGAATATCTTCTAATGAGATACCTTTATTCTTTTTACTATGTTTAAGCAATCCATATATAGCTCCATGAATAGTTCCATAGAAGTAATCTTGATTGTCATAGTTACTAATAATATCTTTACCAGCCATAGTATATATCTTTGGTTTATCTAATTTATCTGCTAAGATAAAATTATAATTATCTTTCTTTCTAATTACTAGTTTCATTGTTTGTCCTCCTTGCTTAGTTCAATTAATAATTTTCCTTTCCATTTATCTTCATAGCAAACCTCTACAATATTAAATATAATAGGTCTAAATTTATTCCACCACTCTAAAGCACCATCATCCATTTCTGCTATCTCTTCATCACTAAAGCTTTTCCACTCTTCTATCTTATGTCTTCGGCATCCTATCTGCAAGGTATCAAGTGTAAATCCTATTTTATAAGTATCAATTTGCATTGTCCTCAATTCCTTCATATTTCCACTTGCTAACAGATTAGCACCTCTTAGATTAGCACCTCTTAGATTAGCACCTCTTAGATCAGCCTCATATAAATTAGCACCTCTTAGATTAGCCTCATATAAATTAGCACCTCTTAGATCAGCACCACGTAAATCAGCATCTCTTAGATTAGCACCTTCTAGATTAGCACCTCTTAGATAAGCACCTTCTAGATTAGCACCTCTTAGATTAGCACCATGTAAATCAGCATCTCTTAGATAAGCACCATGTAAATCAGTACCGTTAATAACCGCTTCTATTACTGCTTCTTTGACTGTATCTTTTTTGCTTTCAAAAATTACTTCTAATGAAAATCTATTTTTTATTTGTATCATCTTATTCTCCATACATTTCTTATGTTATTTATTAGGACTAATATATTCAACCCAACCATCTCTTTCTGTACAGTAATCATTTATATCTTCATCAATATTACCATTACCTCTAAATCTCTTATACTTGTCACACCAATAGATATACTCATCATCAAAGGTATCACTATTTAAACTCCAATGTTCTAACCTAAATTTCTTGTTAGGATTAAGAACCATACTTACGATTGTTTCTTCTAATTTTAATTTCTTCATTATTCATCTCCCATTATTCTGTCATCTTTCCATTCATCATAAGCTCTACATTGATATTCACTTACATAGCATTCATAAGCTTCATTGAGCCATTCATCTTGTTCATCATTTGTTAAATCATTATCAATTAGAAATTCATCTAATTCCTCTAATCCATATTTTACACAATACTCTTCATAATCTAATGTCATTGTTTATCCTTTTCTTTAATTAATACCCTAAAGAGAATCTATATGGTTGCAACATACCTGTACTTATTCCCCGAATAGTACAAAAAATAATATTCCATAAGGCCGTTCCTTTCTAATTAAGCTCATTTATCCTCTGATAAACTACTGCACTGTTCTTGCATTTAATAGACTCTATTTAGGGTATTATGTATTTAAAACTTTCAGATTCTTTTAATCATAGTTTTATAAAAGAATCATGGCTATGCACTGTTGCCATGATTGTGTTATTAGTCTAATCTCTCGGTTGCTATATTAAAATAGCTTTCATCTAGTTCTATACCTATAAAGTCACGACCTAGATTCTTACAAGCAACACCTGTTGTACCGCTGCCCATAAAAGGGTCAATAACCGTTTGACATTCATTGGTACTATTACTGACATATAACTCCATCAACTCTATTGGTTTTTCAGTTGGGTGTATTGTCTCTTTGTTATTCTTATATTTATGCACTGTTTTTGAACCACACTTATTTATAAATTTCGACTTTCCTTTTTTGCAAAAAATAATATATTCACAGTTTTTCATATACCATTTGTTTGGTGTAACATTTGCTTTTTCCCACACTAGCAAGTTATGTATATAGAAACCAGCATTTTCTGCTTCTTGCATCATGTCTTTTAAATTTAGTAAATTTGTCATAAAATAAGCATGGCTATCATTTTTTAAAATATCAAAACATCTTGGCATCCATTCATTGAATTTTGGTATTTTTCCCATTAGTTGTTTGTTTTTTGTAAGTATGCCTGATGGTTTCCCTTTAGTTCCATTCTTTCCACCAGTTATTACTTTGTAAGGGGGGTCTGTTATGATTGCATCTACCACTACACCTTTAGCTATCAACTCATCCATAACAGTCAAGCAGTCACCTTTATATAAATCTATCTTACTCATTACTCAATCCTTTCTCTACTACTGTATCTTCTATGCGTTTTGTTCTCTTTTCAAGTTCTTTTATTTTGTCATCTCTCTTTTTAAACTCTTTAGTCAGTTCTTTATCTATTGACTTGGCTATGGTTTTCAATTTATCCTCATCTATTGATGGTTGATTTATCCAAAATACCACCCCGATTACAAGTATTAAAAAAGCAAAATCCATCATAAGCAGTCACCTCTATATAGATTGTTCATTCATACACTCCTCGAATAAATACTTATGTTCTCCTGCTTTAGTCCATTGTTCAGCCATTGCTTTTGCAATACCAGGAAAAGTTTTACTTGCTAGTTTTGCTCTTTTGCCATCCTTAACAGTTGTACATCTTATGTCATACATCCATTTTTGCATACGCTTACCACTTGGCATATTGTGATATTCTAATTCTGGTTCTATTTCTGTATGTGGTTTCAGATTAGGCATACCTTTTATCCATAAACAAGTTGTCTTAGTTGCTAAATCTCCGAACATCCAAGGTTGCACAATTTGACTTGGTTTTTTCCATTTAGTACTCATTATTCCCACTGGATTTTCAATAGCAATTCTTTCACAATCTGCATTTGCTATTTCCATAAACAGATCAATACCTTGCTGTTGTCTTCCATCTGCAATTTTTTCTGGAAACCATCTTGCTCCACTAACTGCTAAATGAGTACATGGTGGAAATGCTATTATCATATCCCACTTGTCTTTTATTACTTTTACTATATCATCTTGGATGTGCCATTCAGGATGTCCTCCACTACATTCTATTATGTCGCAAGAATACGCTTCGTGACCTAGTTTTCTTAATTCGATTGTTACTGCTTGACTTTCCTCGCAAGCTACTAATATTTTCATTTTATTTTCCTTTGTTAATTTCTTTGTCATATTTTTATCATATGATAAACTATTGTATTATATGTTTAGATATTAATCTATTCCTACATCTCTTCTTGAATCATCTAGTGATTCTACATTTCCCTTCATTCCTGTAAACTTACCATATTCAGTAAGAGTGTTAGTTGGTTCAATATCACCTTGATAAGCTTTATACTTATAGTCTGTTGGTTCAATAACAGTTGCTTTGTTTTTCTTTAACCATTCCTGCTGTAGGTCTATAGCCTTAGAGGTCATTTGAGTCTTTTGCTTAGTTCTTCTAGCTATTACCATTGAAAGTGATTCTTTAGGTGTTACCTTGGGCATAGATTCAGCTTTAAACATAGGAACTTCTATCTTTTTAGATTGAGGTACTACTTTAGGTTTACTCTTTACTTTCTCTTTTATAGTCTTAACTACTAGTTTCTTCTTTGTAGTAGTCTTCTTAGGTTTAGGTATTACTGATCTATCTTCTCTAAGAGCATGACCTCTCTTCTTTGCTCCTAGTTTACCATTGCAACTATATGAGCAAGTAACTGTCTTTATATTGTGAGCAATAAAAGGAGTATTACACTGTACACATATCCTATCTATATTGATAGTTGGTCTAACTCTTTCTCTTTGTTTAATAGTATTAACTATCTTTCTACATT